ACAACAAAGACCCGCACCTGCCGGCGGTGGTATTCTGAAGGTCGATCACTTTCAAATGTGGCCCACCAAAGACGACCTTCCCCTCTTTGAGTACGTCGTACAATCCTACGACTGCGCGTTTACCGAAAGAACCTCCGGTGACCCGACGGCATGCACCGTATGGGGAGCATTCACTCACAAAGGTGTCAAAGGCGTCATGCTCCTAGACGCATGGTCAGATTACCTCGGCTACCCAGCAATGCGCGCCAAGGTGATTGCCGAATGGCACTCCATTTACGGAAAGCGTGGCCAGAAAGTTGAGAAGAAAGCCGACGTCGTACTCGTCGAAGCGAAGGCTTCCGGCCAATCCTTACTCCAAGACCTCCGCCAAGCGCAAATACCAGCCATACCGTACAATCCCGGCCACGCTGATAAGATCTCTCGAGCCCACCAATGCGCTCCCATCCTTGAACTCGACGTAGTCTGGATACCAGAAAGCAAGAAGAATCCCGGTGAGTTTGTCAGTTGGGCGAAGCAATTCGTACTTCAGTGTGAGCAATTCCCCAACGCCGAACACGACGACTACGTCGACACCGCCACTCAGGCTCTGATACTCCTTCGCGACCAACGTCGTTTCGAACTTCAAGAAGCTCCGCCGGACTACGAAGAAAACGATCATGACTACGTCAAGAATCCTATCCATCGTGTGAATCCTTACGCTCAGTAGCGAATCACGCTATAATATTCCGTATGGGATCCCTATCATCTCTCGCATACTGGATCAACACAGCCAAGAAACTCGCCGCTCCTGTCGAGGGTCGCATCACTCATAACCAGTGGATTCGCAACCCTGAGAACGCTGCTAAGCTCGGCGTCACCGTTGAAGAAGCCGCCAAAGCTCATCCAGACCTCGTAACAATCCGACAACTTGGTCGCAATACCGACATCAATCCGATGGCTGACGGCGCGATGACAGACCAACAACTCCGACTTATCACTGAGATGATTCAGGGTATGCAAGACCTCAATCCCTCTACCGCCGTGCGCGTCGGTGACAGTGTAGGAAATCTATACAAATCCCCATCCATGATGGAGTTCCTTGGCGCAGAGCGCGTCAAAGACTTGCCTCAGGGGTGGAAGGACGGAGGAGTGGCACACCTTGGCGCTGGTGGAAACAAGTTCAAGCCGATAACCGGCAACACGCCTCGTATGCTACGGGACGCGCAGGTCGATCGCTCCGTCATGGACGGAAACCTGCCCGACCCCAACGATATGTCGACCGCCGACAAATTGATGTTCGCAGCGTCGTTAATTCCCGCAGGACGAGGAGCTCTATCGGCGTACAAAGCGTTGAGCCCTCTAGCCAAAACAGCCGCGACGACGGTAGGCCCTGCTGCGGCGTTCCAAGATCCAAGTATGCTGATCCCCAATCCTGCCGCCGCCCTTGGCGCCATGAGCGGAGATGCGGACGCAATGTTCGTCGGGCCTAAGACGCTGAGGGGTGCGGACTACATCATCGATGCTGCAAAACGCATGATGTCGCAAGGGATGAAACCGCAGGAAATTTGGAAAGAAACTGGTGAGCTTTTCGGTAAGCCTGCGATGCATCTTCCTTGGGAGGGTCGGTGGGTTGTTGAAGTTCCCGACGATGCAATGAAATTGAAGGTAAAGAACACTGGGTTCTTCGGTAAAGACTTGGACGAAGTTGTATCTCATCCTGATTTGATTCCGACTCACAGTTCTAGGAATTGGCCTGGTGACTTTGAATTGGCCCGCACCAACACCTCACTCAAAACGGCAACCGATATGCCAAGAGGCGGCTCTTACAATAGAGACATTGGTAATATAAAGGTTAGAGGATCTGATCGCGATGAGGTGTTCAACACCCTCAGTCATGAAATGCAACATCGCATCGACGATCTTGAAGGCGGATCTTCCGGTTTCAGCCGCTCACGCGGTAAAGAAATGGTTGATCAACATCTTGCTGGAAATTCTGAAAAATTACCCATCGGGGCGCAAGTTCTCATCGACGAGTATTTGAGCGCAGGTATTCCGCCGGCATCTATTCCGAGAATGCTATACGACTCCGCCGGCGGAGAAATTTTAGCCAACATGACGGCGGCGCGACTTCACGATCCGATAGAGAAACGCATACGCAACTACCCTCTGGATCTTTTGCCTCCACAGCGGCTTAAAGATGCGTGGGTGCCAAACGAGTCCATTGTCGAGAAAGCAGACGGCGGCTCCGTAGATCGCAGCCCTCGCATATACACACCAACTGACGGCCCCCCGACTACGACGGGAACGCGTGGATTAACGCGTGGATTACACGACATACTGCAGGCCATGAAGGAGTACCACGCCAATGCCTAAGATTTCCGATGAGACCGCTGAGCGGTCTGCTACATTCAACTCTCTCGCCATGGACTCTCCCCCCGGCGTGACCGAGCTTGCGGATGGTAGCGCTATCGTTGAGTCTCCTGACTCCGAAGCCGTCGACTTTTCCACGGAGTTTTCCGCCAATCTTGCCGAAAGCCTGACGGACTTTGACCTCAACACGATTGCCTCAGACCTCCTTGAGCTGATTGAGAAGGACAAGGAAGCTCGCAAGGAGCGTGACAGACAACAAGAAGAAGGCATACGTCGCACTGGTTTAGGCGCAGACGCCCCTGGCGGAGCAACATTCGAAGGCGCATCCAAAGTTGTTCACCCAGTGCTGGCGGAAGGCTGTGTAGACTTCTCAGCGCGAGCCATCAAGGAGTTGTTCCCAGCCAACGGCCCAGTCAAGACCAAGATATTTGGATCCAATGACGAGGCCAAGCTCGAGAAGGCAATCAAAAAGCGCGACTTCCTGAACTTCTATATCATCGAGCGGATGCCGGAGTACCGTAGTGAGAAGGAAATCCTGTTCACACAACTCCCGCTCGGCGGTAGTCAGTACGAGAAATACTGGTTCGACGGCAAGCGCGTGCGGATGGAATTCGTACCGATCGACAAGGTCTTCCTGCCATTCGCCGCCAACAGCTTCTACACGGCAAACCGCATCACGCAGGAGCGCGACCTCACCGAAGCGATGGTTGAGGAGCATGTCGAGTCTGGTTTCTACAAAGACGTTTTCACGCTCGGTGGAGAACTTCCCGAAGAAACCGCATCGCAGAAGGCCAACGACAAAATCGAGGGTAAGAAGGACAGCGGATACAACGAAGACGGCGTGCGAACTGTCTATGAATGCTCATGCTATTGGGATGTCGAAGGGAAAGGTCGCGCACCGTACGTCGTTCACATCGACGAGCCGACGGGTAAGATAACGGCCATCTACCGCAACTGGAAAGAGTCAGACGAAGATAAAGCCAAGCTAGACTGGTTTGTAGAGGACAAATTTATTCCCTGGCGCGGGGCATACGGAATTGGATTCCCACACCTGATCGGTGGTCTCGCCGCCTCCCTTACTGGCGCACTTCGCGCCTTGCTAGATTCTGCCCATATCAACAACGCCCCCGCAGCCATCAAACTCAGGGGTGGTCGTGCGAGTGGGCAGAATATAAACATCGATGTGACGGGTGTCACTGAGATGGAAGCGCCAGCAGGTGTAGACGACATCCGCAAGATCATGATGCCGTTGCCATTCAATCCGCCGTCTGATGTGCTCTTCCGACTAATGGACTGGCTGACGGCACAAGCCAAGGGCGTTGTAGCCACCGCTGAAGAGAAAATCGCAGACGCTGGCGCTAACATGCCCGTAGGGACGGCACTTGCTTTGATTGAGCAAGGCTCGCAAGTCTTCTCCAGTATCCACGCGCGACTACACGAGTCCCAGCGACGCGCCCTGAAGATCATCTGCCGCCTCATCGCCGACTACCCAGAACACGCCCTGGCAGACCTCGGCAAGTTCAACTTGGTCCCGGCGGACTTCCTCGACAGCGACGACATCGCGCCGGTAAGCGACCCCAACATCTTCAGCGAAGCTCAGCGATTTGCTCAGATGCAAGCAGTCATGCAGCTGCAAGCTGCCGACATGCAAGACCCTAGCATGCCGTGGAACAAGATTGCCATCCGCCGGCGCATGTTGGAACTGTTGCGCATCGACAATGTAGACGAATTTCTACCAAAACCGCCAAAGCCAATTTCAGAAGACCCAGCTGTCGAGAACGTAGCTCTCCTACAAGGCGCGTCGCTCAAAGCCTCACCTGTGCAAGATCACCTCGCACACATCAAGGTGCACCTGATGTTCATCCTACACCCAATGATAGGAGCGTCACAGGGGTTGGGCGAGCCTCTTGCGAGGCTGATGGCGCATGTGCAAGAGCACTTTGTACTCGATTATCAACACGTGTACCAGTCAGCTCTGATGGTCGCTCAGGCTCAACAGCCTGGCGCAAGCCCTGACCAACTTGCTCTTGCCGCCGCGATGCAGACGCAACAGGCCACCAGTCAGATGGATCAGCAGTTGCTACCGTTGTTACAACAGGCTGCGCAGGTCGTACAAAGCAAACAGCCTCCGCCACCGATGGATCCCGCTGTGGACGCAACATTTAAGGCCGCGATGGCAAACATTGACGCCAAGAAGGCTGCAGACGATGCCTCTAACAAGTTGGCTATTCAAAAGCACAACGACGATTTGGCGATGCGTAGAGAAGAGTTGAACGCCGCCCCGATGGTCGATCAAATGAAGCGCGAGCATGATGCTCAAATGGAAGTGCTTCGCATGCAGCGAGAAGATTCTCAAAAGCAATTCGCCGAAATGATGGCCAATCAGCGCAACGACGCTGACAACAAGATGTCGCAAATAACAGAGTTGTTGAAGAACACAGACGACAACGACACTGCAATCATCATCGAGCAAATGAAACAGCAGCTGGATTCTATGCAGACAGTGGTAGAAGCTGCCATAGCTGGACACGCCGCCAGCCAAACCTCATCTGAGTAAAGGTTTCGTAGCACAACGCATCTGCTCAACATAGAGCGGGAAGGAACGAAGCATGGAACCGCAAGTATTCATCAACGTAGCACTCGGGTTGATTTCCTTCCTCGGAGGGTGGGTCGTGAAGAATCTTCAAGACAGCATGAAGTCTCTGCGAGAATCTGATAAGGAACTTACATCGAAGGTTCAGGCGATTGAAGTTCTCGTTGCCGGGACGTACATCAAGCGCGACGACTTCGACAAGACCATTATCGCCCTGTTCGCCAAGCTGGACAAGATCGAAACCAAGCTTGACGGCAAGGCGAATCGGTCTGAGTGTCCGAATGTGGTGCATCAGTGATCACGTTTTCGGATTATATGGGCCGCTGGCTAGGTCATCCTGACGCCACTCCCGAGCGTGTCGATAACGCTGAGAAACTGTTGGATGCCGTGTCTGACCTTGAGGTATTCGCCCGGCAGGATGGGGTCGAGTTCCCCTTGAATCCTGTTACTGGATCTCCCTTAAGTGGTGTGCAGTTCGGCGGGTTCAGGCCACAGTCCTGCACAGTCGGAGCCAAGAAGTCGGCCCACAAGGAGGGCATGGCGGTGGATCGCTACGACCCTGATGGCAAGATCGGTGCGTGGTGCTTGGCGAACCTGCGCCGGCTGGAGTGGTGCGGAATCTACTTGGAACATCCTGACGATACGCCGGGGTGGAGTCACTGGAGTACGAAGCGTCCGGGGTCTGGCAATCGGGTGTTTCATCCATGAGCACCCTACTATCCCACCGCATCAACACGCTGCTCCTGAACCCGGCAGCACCTTTTCCCTCACAAACCCGAGACTCGCATGAATTCATTAAGGCATGGCGCAACCGGCAGCGACTTCGGCTTATTGCTCGACCTGACGATCTTCTTCGTGATCGGGATACCGTTGATCCTGATAGTCCTGCTGATAATAGAGGCGACGAGGGGGAACGATGATGAATGACTTTTTGCTCGGCATTGCGCCAACGATTGCTTCGGCCCTACTCGGCCCACTTGGCGGAGTTGCTGTGGCGGCTCTGGGCAAGATACTCGGCCTTGACTCCGCGACCACAGCCAGCGTGACCAAGGCTATCAGCGACGGCAAGATCAGTCCGGAGCAAGTGGCTGAAATCAAGAAACTGGAATTGGAGTATCAAGCGAAAGAGAAAGAACTTGGCTTCCGCTTCTCTGAACTGGAATTCAAGGACAGAGATTCCGCACGTCAGATGCAAATTGCCACGCACTCTTCGACGCCGACTGTTTTGACCTACATGGTGACGGTAGGGTTCTTCACCATCCTTGGTTGGATGCTGGCTGACCCGCATGTGATTGACTCCCCTCCGCTGATGATTATGCTGGGCTCGCTTGGCACGGCTTGGACGGGATGCATTAGCTACTGGTTCGGTACCACGCAGGGTAGCATCACCAAGACCAATCTTCTCGCGCAGTCGGCACCTAAATGAGCGCAAGCAAAGACAAGAAACGGCGCAAGGAGCGCGCCAAAGCAAGACGCAAGGCTCCACCTTTGTTTCCTAAACAACCAACTGAAGGAGAAGCAAAATGGGACGCCTCGCAAAAGTAGTTCAAGGTCAGAGCCAACCTGGTTTGAAGGCATTCAAGAAGGGCGGTACTGTCATGAAGCATGACGATGCCAAAGAGGACAAAGTGCTGATCAAAGCCGAGCTGAAGAAGGCTGGCGTGATGAAGCGCGGCGGAAAGGTGTGTAAATAATGGACATCTTTGTCAAGTACACGGATTCCGACACCCTTCATCATTTCCGCACCGGCGACGGCGAGGGCAGCGACCCTGCCAGCTTCCGCGCCTCCGTGTTCAACGGACGCCGTGACGTTCAGATGTTTGACGCAGACGGTGCGGAGTTGGACGTTGTTACGCCAGACGCTCCGGCGGTGGAAGAAGTTGTCGCTCCGACCACTCGCAAGCGCAAGGTCGCCGCTGTGGTCGAGGAAGTTGTCGTTCCGGTAGTAGAAGAAGTTGTCGTCCCTGTAGAGGAGGCTCCTGTTGAATGAGTGACCAATTAATCACGCGGTTCATCGGCGATGCCAAAGAGGCATTAGCGCAAATCGCGGCAGATTCCATGCACATACCAGTGTCCGATCCTTTCGGTCACGGTGTGCAGTGTGGGAAGTATCAGGGTATCGAATTCGCGCTCGATATCCTAAATGACATTTTACGCGACAACCTAGAAAAAGAGCGTGATAGGTGACTTTAGACCATGTTCTTTACAGGCTTAGTTTTCCGTCAGGTAAAAAGTATTACGGTATAACTAAGCACTATGCTCAGCGTATGAGAGAGCATGCGTTAGATTCTAGAGCGCCGAGTTACGCTGTACATTTTGCGATTCGCAAATACGGATGGGAAAACGTTACTAAAGAAATTTTATGTGAAGGGTCAAGAAACATTGTTTGTCAATTGGAGATATCAGCCATAGCGACGGATAACACTCGTTTGCCTAACGGGTATAACGGGACTCCGGGCGGAGACGGCGGTGGGGTCCCTGCTAGCGTTGGTGGTAAGAAATCTTATGCTCTTCGCCTCGGAGTCCACGCCCCTGGCGTAAACAGCGCGGCAGGTAAAAAGTCCAAAACTATGAAAGTTGGCGTTCACGCCGCTAGTCGAGAGCAGCTTTCGGCTTGGGCTAAGACTGGTTGTGTAAAAGGTGGTAAAACTGCTGGACCAAAGGTCGCCAAGTTGCTAAACGCAAAGCGCTGGCGTTGCGAGTGCGGGTTCGCGTCTAACTTGGGAAATATTACCACGCACAAAAGAAAGTCAGGTCATGCGAGCCACACAGAAATTTTTATCGGAAACTCTTCCCGAATTTGAAGAGTAATTTACGCAGGAGCGTATATGACACATGATGAGTTTGTAAAAGAGCATTTCCCAGAAGTGGACAGCGGTCGCGAGCCATGCGGAAACAAGATCACCGTTCAGCTTCAGCTGATAAAAAAGAAGGTGGGGAGCATCCTACTTTCCAGCGACACTCAGGACTTCAATAAGAATTCCACCGTGGTGTGTCGCGTTGTTAAAGTCGGCCATATCGCGTATAAGGATCGAAATTCCGGGGACAACTGGAAGGAGGGCGCTTGGTGCGAAATCGGGGACATCGTCTTGATGCCTAGATGGGGTGGAAACAACCGCGTTGAGATACCCTTACCGGATGATCCAGACCATAGCGTTATTTTCGCAACATACAATGACTTTGAAGTAGTGGACAAAATCATTGGGCAATACGACCACTACACCAAACTTCTGTAAGGAACAGATATCATGGCTGAAAAAGACGAAGATTTGAAAATGACCGAGGCTGAAGACGGCTCGCTCATTGTCGGCGATCCGCCGGCGAAAGAGGAAATCCAAGAGGAGGATGAGAAACTCGCCACCTCTGACGAAACCCAAGGAGACGAAGCTGGCCACGCTGAGGAATCAGCCGAGGACGCAGAGGCTCGCCGCCAGCGTAATCGTGAGCGCCGCGCTCAGAACAAGGAGTCCCGCAAGAACTATATTGACTCTTTGAAACGTGAGCTCGCTTCCCGTGACGCCGTTATTAACGACCTTTCGACCCGCGTCGCGAGCGTTGAACAGCGCAACGTAGGGAATCAGATGACGCAAGTTGATGCCGCTATCAAAGAGGCTGAGCAGTATTACGCTCACTTCAAGAGCGTCAATCAACAGGCTATCGAACAAGCCAACGGTGCCGCAGCTGTGGACGCGCAGGAAAAGATGTTCGCCGCCCAGCAACGCTACCAGATGCTTCAGAACACCAAGAAGCAGATGGGGCAACAGGCTACCAAGCCAGCTCCTCTCGACCCGCGCTTGAAGCAACACGCCGACGACTGGATCAGCAAGAACGACTGGTACGATCCTTCTGGACAGGATATGGACAGCGACATCGTTCTGAAGCTGGACGACCGGCTGGTCAAAGAAGGCTGGAATCCCACCACCTCCGAGTACTGGGAGGAGCTTGATGCTCGTGTCAAGAAGTACTTGCCCCACAGAGCGAATTCAGGCTATAATAAACCGCAAGGGAATACTGTTTCCCGCCCCAGAGTGCCGGTGGCGGGTTCAAATCAGGATTCTGGCGGAGGAACTAAAGGCTCCTACCGCCTTTCTGCAGAGCGCGTTCAGGCGCTCAAAGAAGCAGGAACCTACGATGACCCAGTCAAACGTGCGGACGCAATCAAACGCTTCCAAGCCTACGACAAAGAACATTCTTCCGCCTCTGCGGATACTCGATAAGGAGCAACGACATGGCTACTATTACCAAAGACAACTTCGGTGACGACCGTCTGAAGAAAGATTCAGGCGCGGCTGTGCGCGGCTCACGAGACAGCGCGGACTTTGATCGCGTACAGAGCGATGGAACAACCCTGACAGCAGAGGAGCGGCGTCGTGCGCTTCGCAAAGACTGGGTGCAAGA